AACATATGAAAAGTCAAAGAAGCAACAAGACATGATGAAGCGACTTGACTATTTGTATGGCGAAGACCGTCAGATAACCTTTAACAAATTTGATATCCACCTTCTATCTTATGAAGAGATGAAGGCAGCGATGGAATCTCAGGGTATTGATAGACCTGACATCTACTCAAATACACTCCTATTAGCAGATACAGTAGAAGACTATGAGATACAAGATGGCTTAAACCTTCTTCCAGTTCAATACAAAAGTCCAGATAAGGAACTTGCTAAGATTGCTTTAGAGGGTTTGCAACTAAGAGGTTTGTCAGAAAATAAAGAGTATCTAGATAGACTTGATGAAGAACTCAAGATTATCAAAGACAAGAAATTTGCTCCGTACTTCCTTGTAGTTCAAAGCATGATTGCTTGGGCTAAAAAGGAAGGAATCATGGTAGGTCCTGGACGTGGTTCTGCTGCTGGCTCATTGGTTTGTTATTCACTTGGCATTACAGACATTGATCCAATTAAATACGGACTATTGTTCTTCCGATTTATTAATCCAGAACGTAATGACTTTCCTGATATTGATACAGATATTCAAGATAACAGACGTGATGAAGTTAAAGACTATCTTGTTAGACAATATAGACACGTTGCATCTATTGCTACATTCTTGCAATTTAAAGATAAAGGTGTTGTGCGAGATGTAGCAAGAGTCTTAGATATTCCTTTAACAGATGTAAACAAGGTTTTAAAGTTGGTAGATACTTGGGACGAATACTGTTCGTCAAAGACTACTGCTTGGTTTAGAGAAAAGTATCCAGAGGTGGAGGTTTATGGTGAACAATTACGTGGTCGTATTCGTGGTACTGGTATACACGCTGCTGGTGTGGTCACTAGCAAAGATCCGATTTTTAGGTTTGCTCCAATGGAAACAAGATCTAGTCCTGGGTCTGATGAACGTATACCTGTGGTTGGTGTCGACATGGAAGAGGCTGAACGCATCGGGCTTATAAAAATTGATGCACTTGGTCTTAAAACATTAAGTGTTATTCAAGATGCAGTTGCAATGATTAAAGAAAATCATTATAAAGACATTGACTTAGACTCTCTTGATCTTGCAGATCCAAAGGTTTATGAAATGCTTTCTGATGGATATACAAAGGGTGTGTTTCAGTGTGAAGCAACACCATACACAAATCTTTTAGTTAAGATGGGTGTAAAGAATTTTAATGAACTTGCTGCATCAAATGCACTTGTTCGTCCTGGTGCTATGAATACTATTGGTAAAGATTATATTGCTCGTAAACATGGCAAGCAAAATGTATCTTATACGCACCAGATTATGAAAGAGTTTACGGAGGATACTTATGGCTGTGTTCTTTACCAAGAGCAAGTTATGCAAGCATGTGTACACCTTGGACAAATGTCCATGTCGGAAGCAGATAAAGTTAGAAAAATCATTGGAAAGAAGAAGGATGCTAAAGAATTTGATGTATACAAGGAACAATTTATCAAAGGTGCTTCTGCCTATATTGCTCCCAATCAGGCTCTTGATTTATGGCATGACTTTGAAGCACACGCAGGCTATTCGTTCAACAAGTCTCATGCGGTTGCTTATTCTACGCTCTCGTATTGGACGGCGTGGTTAAAGTACTACTATCCTCTTGAGTTTATGTTTGCATTGCTTAAGAATGAAAAAGATAAAGATGGTCGTACAGAATATCTAATTGAAGCAAAGCGTATGGGCATTCCAGTCAAACTTCCTCATATTAATGATTCTGATTTTGATTTTAAAATTGAAGGTAAGGGTATTAGATTTGGGTTGACTGGTATTAAGTTTATTTCAACTAACATTGCTGAAAAGTATATTGCTGCTAGACCATTTAAGTCATATAAAGAACTTGAAGAGTTTACATTCACAAAGGGTAATGGTGTAAATAGCCGTGCACTTAATGCTTTGCGTGTTATTGGTGCTGCAACATTTCCAGATCAACCAAGAAATGACAATGAGATTAAAGAAAATCTATACGAGTACTTAAACCTTCCAGAGTTTAACATTACCATTCCTTCTCACTATTATGCATTTATACAAGATGTTGATTCTTTTGAAGAAAAGGGTTCATACATTTTGATGGGTATGGTTAAAGCAATTAAGCGTGGCACTGGCTGGTCAAGAGTAGAACTATTAGATAAGACTGGATCAGTTGGAATCTTTGATGAAGAGCAAACAACTATTGAAACAGGAAAAACATATCTTATTCTTGCAACAGATAATAGAATTGTTTCTGCTATTCCAGTTGATGAGATTAAAGGATCTCCAAATGCTCTAGTAAAGTTTTTAAGTTATAAACAGTTGCCTTATTCTGAGGAAGAGTTGTTTGTTGTTTCCTTTAAACCAAGAATGACAAAGGCTGGCAAGAAAATGGCTTCACTAACATTAGCAGATACAAGCAGAGAACTTCATTCTGTAACGGTATTTCCTACTGCATTTCCTAGAGCGTATATGCATATTGAAGAAGGTAAAGCCTATAAGTTTAGTTTTGGCAAAACAAAAGATGGAACAGTTACTCTGGAGGATGTACATGTTTGATGATTTAGCAATTAAATTACACGATGTTGCAGTAGAAAAAGGGTTTTGGGATCAAGAAGTTGATGATATATTTGTATCTAAACAACTAATGATGATTGTTTCTGAGGTAGTAGAAGTCCTAGAAGCAGTAAGAAAAGACAAGGGTGAAGAAGAAATTGCTAAAGAGTTTGCAGATATTATTATTCGTACCCTTGATCTTTATGCAGGAATGGTTGAAGCAGGGTATACTAAGATATCACTTGATTATGCGTTTGATGAAAAAACAAAATTTAACAAGACTAGACCAGAGAAACATGGGGTAAGATTTTAATGGCAGTTACAATAGAAGAAGTATTAGCACAACTAGATCCTAAATTAAGAAAAAGACTAGGCAGTGGCGTTGGTGTAAATTTTGAGTATCAACCTACTCCAAGTTTTGGACTTAATCGTGCTCTTGGCGGTGGACTGCCATACGGAAGACAGGTCCTTATCTGGGGATCAAAGTCTTCTGCAAAGTCCTCTATGTGCCTACAGATGATTGCTATGGCCCAAAAAGAAGGCAAGGTATGTGCATGGATTGACTCTGAAATGTCATACTCTGAAGACTGGGCTGTAAAACTTGGGGTAGACCCAACAAAACTTATTTACTCACAAGCAAGAACTATTAGTGATATGGTAGACGTAGGTGTTGGACTTATTAATGCTGGAGTAGATTTAATCGTTATTGACTCAATTACATCAATGCTTCCTGCAATCTATTTTGAAAAAGATACAGATGACATGAAGGCATTAGAAAATACTAAGCAGATTGGTGCAGAGTCTCGTGACTTTAGCAATGCATGGAAGATGCTTAACTATGCAAATAATAAGGTTAAGCCAACTTTGCTTGTTCTTATTTCTCAGTCTCGTAATAATATTAATGCTATGTATACTAGCCAGCAGCCTTCTGGTGGTCAGGCTACTAAGTTTTATTCTTCATGTGTTATTAAACTTTTTAGTTCAGAGTCAGACAATCAAGCACTTAAAGGAAAGATTAAAGTAGGAGATAAATTAATTGAAGAAAAAATTGGAAGAAAGATTCGCTGGGAATTGCAATTCTCTAAAACCTCTCCAGGGTTCCAGTCTGGTGAGTATGATTTTTATTTTAGAGGTGACGATATTGGTATTGATGCCATTGGTGATTTGGTTGATACAGCAGAGTCAGTAGGACTAGTTAATCGTACTGGTGCTTGGTATCAGTTAGATGATGGTACAAAGGTTCAAGGTAGAGACGGATTTATTAATCGTGTAAGAGAAGATCTTGACTTACAGCAAAGCCTAAGAGATAAACTGGCTAATGGCTGACACTAACTTTAGTATATATACTGGAAAATTTCCATGCAAGAAGTGCAACGAAGAGGTATTATCTTTAAGACTTTGGAATGAAACTGGAGATGCAACATGGATGTGTTCTGCAAAGCACGTATCAAAGGTTGCATTAATTCCAGCAAAGAAGAAAAAGAAAGACTTTGTTAATGAGTGAAAGATCTGAATCAAAACGCATTGGGGCTAAGCAACATAAAAACTCTGGTAGAAATAATACTAAGGGTGATGCATCTTGGAATAACTTTGTTATAGATTTTAAAGAATGCTCTAAGTCTTTTACATTAAATCAAGATGTCTGGGCCAAGGCTACAACTGATGCACTCAAGAAAAGCATGGATCCTGCCTTAATCATTGTACTTGGCGAGGGTACACAAAAGGTACGCCTTGCTATAATAGAATTAGATATGTTAGAACAGTTAGTAGAGGAGAATAATAATGACAAATGAAGGTCCACAAAAGACAACACTAGAGCAAGTTAATGGTTTAGCAGAAATTGCAGAGTATATGAATGATGAAGAACTAACGGTTGCTCTTACAATGATTGCTAAGATAATTATTAAACCAGATATCCCAATTCAGGTAGCAAGCCTTGAAATCGTTAGACTTCAGGCAATCGCAGCCAAGATGTCTTTAAAGGCTACATGGATGGCCAATGTTGATAAAAGTGACAGGGCAAAGAAAAATATTTACTATACCGCAGCAGAATCAATCAATGATTTGGTATCAGCATTAAAATACATTATGCGCTAACCTGCTATACTTATATAAACAAGGGATGATAATGACTAAAAATTTACTACAACAAATAATGATTAGAGAAGTTGAAACACCAGCACAGTTAGATGCAAAAGAGTTAGTTAAGATAATTGAAGCAGGCTATCTAGTTGGGCGTGAGCCTAAGCATACACAGAAGAAGACCTTTGGTCCTTCTACTATTGCCTATGGCCATGGAGAGTGTCCTAGATACTGGTACCTGGCTTTTGAGGGCGCTGTATTTGAAGACAATGCCGATCCTTATGGTGTAGCAAACATGACTAATGGAACTCTTTCACATGGTCGTATTGAAACAGCATTTAAGAATTCTGGCATTTCTATTGATTCAGAGTTTAAGGTTTTCTATGATGACCCACCAATTTTTGGGTATGTGGATAACTTTATTCAATGGAAAGGTGACGAGATTGTTGTTGAAGTAAAGACAACAAACAATGAAGTATTTGAGTATCGCAAGCGCACAGGTAAGCCAAAGATGGGTCACGTATCTCAGTTGCTTATTTATATGAAGATATTAAAGAAGTCTAAGGGTGTTATTATTTATGAGAATAAAAACAACCACGAACTACTTGTAATTCCAGTAGAGGTAAACGATCACTACAGAGCCTGGATTGATATGGCATTTCAGTGGATGCGTGAAGTTCGTAAAGCCTGGGAAGACAAAACTCTTCCAACTAAAAACTATAGATCTAATTCAAAAATCTGCAAGAACTGTCCTATTAAGAAGGCTTGCGGAGAAGCAGGGGTGGGTGTAGTGAAGATAGCATCCCTGGAGGAACTGAGTGAAGTTATGTAGCGTATGTGATATATCGTTTAAACCTAAAGTAACTTATCAAATTTACTGTACTAAGGTTTGTAGAGATATTGCAACCAAAGAAAAGATTGTAGAAAGATATAACGTCACAAAAAGACAAAAGCGAAAAGGGAAAAAGCGCTTATGTCTTGGTGGTTGTGCACAAGAACTTTCTATATATAACGACTCTGGATTTTGTTCAAACTGTAATGTTAGCGAAAAGGCAGTTGCAAAAATGCTAAAAGAATTGAAAGGGTATATTGAGTATGAGCAAGACTAAATGGGGAGCAGAGGCACAGCCAAAAACTATTTGTGCTATTGATGCTAGTACAAATAGTCTTGCTTTTGCTTTGTTTGTTGATAATGACCTTAGCAGTATTGGAAAAATTCATTTTGATGGAAACAGTATTTATGAAAAAGTTATGGATGCTGGTAAAAAAGTAAAAGCATTTTTTGATATATATGGTGGGTTTGAGGCAATAGTAATTGAGCATACTGTGTTTATGAATAGTCCCAAGACTGCTGCAGACCTTGCACTGGTTCAAGGCGCTATTCTTGGATCAGCAGGTCAGTCTGGAACTAAAATAATTGGAAGAGTTTCTCCAATAACTTGGCAGAACTATATTGGAAATAAAAAGATTTCTAAAGAAGAACAACTAATTATTCGTGCACAGAACCCTGGAAAATCTGTATCTTGGTATAAGGCTTATGAAAGAATGCTTCGTAAAGAAAGAACAATTAACTTTATTAACATTAATTATGATAGAACAATTACAGACAACGATGTTGCAGATGCTTGCGGTATTGGTCATTGGGCTGTAAAGAATTGGGATAAAGCGATAGGGGAAAGCAAATAATGCCTGAGTTAAATGCAAACATACCACCAATTGAATGCTATGTGCGTGGTAACTTTTTAAGAGATCAAGAAGACAGTCATGACAAATATTTTCCATGTGTAATCTTTGGAGTTTCAAGTATTAAAAGCAGAAGCCCTCTTTTTCATTTCTTAATGGAAGATGGTGGTATCTGGTGGAGAATGCCAATTAATGCTTTTTGTACAAAGCCAGGAGTTCCAGAAGAGCCAATCCATAATCTTGTCTTGTGGAATTCTTTTAGTCCATATGTTTCAGTAACAAAGTTTGAGAACTTAAGTAATATGAGAATGTCCTATATTGATAGAACTAAGACAAGCGTACCTGGAACATATCTGTTTACACTTGATTGGCACAATCCAGAAACAAACATTTTAGATGATGGGTACTCTGAAAACCCAGGACAGCATAAGTGTGGACATGTAATTCAAAGAGATGATGGAAACTTTGCAATTCAGCCAAATAACAGGGTAAGGCTAAAAGAGCCATCATTTGTAACAAAGAAAGATCTAGTTATACAAAGACTCATTAATACAAATAAGTGGGACGTTGAAAGTTATGACAAGTGGATGCTTGAAGACTCAAATGCTTACGACTATGAGGTTATTGACACAGAGGTTGACAAATAACATTATGCCTGCTAAACTATATACATCAGAAGTCTATATGCGTAAGCGATATCTTATGGATAAAAAGACTCCAGAAGAGATTGCAAAGGAGTGCGGAGCCAGTGTTGAGACTATCTACGTATACCTTGCTAAATTTGGATTAAGGAAATCTAAAAGATGAACAAGATAAAGAGAATTATTTTTATATTGTCGTTGGCTGCTGCAGCAGGCATCACATACACTATAGTTGCATTAAAAAACATTCCAGAGGCATTTGACTGGAACCTAGAGGAAGATGAAGATGAGGATTATTAAACATTTTGTAGATGTTACAAAGGCACTTACACAAAGAGTATTCTGTAAGCACACAGAGTCTTCAATATCGTCTTGCCCGTTTACTGGAAGAACATATACAACATGTTTAAATTGTTTTAAGAGATTAAATGTAGAGGTAACTAAATGAGCGACAACCTTCATATTACAGTTGATCAAGTAAATCATCCACTACATTACACAACAGATCCTTCTGGTATTGAGTGTATTGAGATTACTCGTCATCGTAATTTTAATATTGGTAATGCTTTTAAATACCTTTGGAGAGCAGGCCTTAAAGATGAAGCAAAAACTATTCAGGATTTAGAAAAGGCCATCTTTTATATTAAAGATGAAATAAATAGACTAGAGGGAAAGTATGTCAAGTGAGACAGAACTAATTCAACATCTTGATGAAGTAAATCAAGTAGTAACGGAATACCTTAAAGGAAATGATCCAACAGTTATTTCTAAAGAGTTAGATATCCCCCGTACCCGTGTTGTATCTTTAATTAATGAGTGGAAGGTTATGGCATCTGCTAATGATGCTATCCGTGCTCGTGCTAAAGAAGCCCTTGTTGGTGCAGATACACACTATACAAAGTTGATTACAAAAGCCTATGAGGTTATTGATGAGGCAAGTCTATCAACAAACCTTACAGCAAAGACTGCTGGTATTAAGTTAGTTTTAGATATTGAGTCAAGAAGAATTGATATGCTTCAAAAGGCAGGACTTCTTGAGAATAAAGAACTTGCAGAAGAAATGATTGAGATTGAAAGACGACAAGAAGTTCTTGTTGGAATCTTAAGAGACATTGCTTCAGAGCATCCAGAAGTACGTGACATTATTATGAAGAGACTTTCTGCTATTGCAAAAGAAGGAGAAGTGATTACTGTTGTCCACGATGTTCAATGATTTTCTTGAAGTATTAAAAGAGAATCACTTTGTTGAAACCCCAGTTGACGTAAAGACATTTGTCCAGTCACCTGACTATCTTGGCCAACCACTTTTATCTGATATTCAATACGAAATAGTAGAAGCCATGAGCCAAATCTATCGCAAAGAAGATCTAATAGATATTATGGGAGATGTTGAGGGATCAAAACATTTTGCTAAATACACAAAGAATGAACTAATTCTTCAACTTGGCAAGGGTAGCGGTAAAGATTTTATTTCAACAGTAGCATGTGCCTATGTAGTATATAAACTATTATGCCTTAAAGACCCTGCAATTTATTATGGCAAACCAGCAGGAGACGCTATTGATATTATTAACGTTGCTGTTAACGCACAACAGGCAAAGAACGTTTTCTTTAAAGGTTTTAAAACAAAGATTGAAAAGTCACCATGGTTTGCTGGTAAGTACAATGCAAAGGCTGACTCAATTGAGTTTGATAAAGCAATTACTGTTTATTCTGGACACTCAGAAAGAGAGTCTCATGAGGGTTTGAACTTACTTATGGCAGTACTTGATGAGATTTCTGGTTTTGCAAGTGAGGTTGTCTCTGGAAATGAACAAGGAAAAACTGCTGATAATATCTATAAAGCATTTCGTGGAACTGTAGACTCTCGTTTTCCAGATCTTGGTAAAGTTGTTTTGCTTTCTTTCCCACGATATCAAGGTGACTTTATTTCTCAACGATACGAATCTGTTATTGCTGACAAAGAAACTATTGAACGCAGACATAAATTTATAATGAATGAAGACTTGCCTCACGAAGATCCTGGTAATCAGTTTGAAATTTCGTGGGATGAAGATAACATTCTTCAGTATAAGATTCCAAGAGTATATGCATTTAAAAGACCTACATGGGAAGTAAACCCAACACGTAAGATAGAAGACTTTAAGTTAGCATTCTATACAGACCTTGGTGATGCAATGATGCGTTTTGCTTGTATGCCAACCTATTCATCTGACGCTTTCTTTAAGCAGATTGATAAAGTTGAGAAGTGTATGAACACTAGAAACCCATTAGACTCATTTAGAAGGTTTGATGAAACTTTTGTACCCGATCCAGAAAAAACATATTATATTCATGCTGACCTTGCACAAAAGCACGATAAGTGTGCGGTAGCAATTGCTCACGTAGACAAGTGGGTAAATATCCAGGTAATTAAAGACTACGAACAAGTAGCACCAATAGTAGTAGTAGATGCAGTTGCTTGGTGGGAGCCAAGAGCAGAAGGCCCAGTTAACTTATCTGAAGTTAAGCAATGGATTATGAATCTGCGTAGACAAGGTTTTAATATTGGTATGGTTTCATTTGACCGTTGGCAATCATTTGATATTCAAAATGAGTTGCAGGCTGTTGGAATCAGGACTGAGACAGTCTCTGTTGCTAAGAAGCACTACGAGGATTTGGCTATGATGATTTATGAAGAGCGTGTGTCTATTCCAAGAATCCCTATCCTGTTAGAAGAAATGTCAGAACTTAAAATTATGAAGGGTAATCGTGTAGATCACCCACGTAAAAAATCTAAAGACTTGGCAGATGCCGTAACTGGTGCGGTATTTGGAGCAATATCACATACACCAAAGAATAATAATACTGAGATAGATGTCCATACCTGGTCTTCTTCTGCACGACTTGCAGAGAAAGACAAGGGTATGGTAGAATTAGATAATCCGAAAATGCCTGACGATGTTAGGGATTTCTTGGATGGTTTTAATTTAATTTAACATTCTGGTCATGGGACCAGATAAACTAACAAGGAGAAAGAATGAATTCATTTAAGAAGATCGCTCTTGCCGTGGTTGCAGCCATGACATTGGGCACAATGGTAGCAACACCTGCAAGTGCTGCTGTAATGACAGTGGCTGTAGATCTTGCTGGAACGCCTAATACAACGGCTTCTGCAATTGCTACACCTGCATCATTGCCAGTACCTGCAGACAACTCAGTTGACGCTGCAGATGCACTAAAGTTCGTCGCAACAGTTGACACAGGAACAGCGGTTTCTGTAGTAGCAACAAACGCAACAATCGTGTCTGCACTACACACATCTGCTGCACCAGTAGGAGCAACGTCAGGAACATCGTCTTTGACAATTGCAACTGGTACAGGAACAACCGCAACATTTTGGGTATATACAAAGACTACTGCAATTGGTACAGTAACTGTTACCAACCAGGGAACTACTTTTACATACTACGTACAAGGAACTGCTGGCAAGATTAATAACCTAGCAGTCTCTGCTCCAACATCAGGTGCTGCAGGAACAAAGCAGGATATCTTGGTTACAGCAACAGACGTATTTGGAAACAAGGTTTCTGCTAAGTCAATTACTGCAACAGTATTTGCTGCAACAGCAACACTTGATTCAGCAACAGCAACAACTGGTGCTACACTTTCAGATTTTGGAGTTGCAAAGTTTACAGCAACACTTCCAGCAACTGGAACACGCTCACTTATTATGTTTGCTCCAACAACATCATCTGATGCAAACGCTGCAGATGTAGTTGGTCTAACTGCTCGTACACTAGCACCATTTGCAGAAGTTACAGTTCGTGATCTAGTATCAGAACTTGCTTCTGAAAAGGCTGCTAAGGATGCTGCACTTGCTGCTAAAGCAATTTCAGATGCTGCAGTCGTAAAGGCTGCTGCTGATGCTGCTGCTGCAAAGGTTGCCTCAGATGCTGCTCTAGCAGCAGAGAAGGCTGCATCTGCTGCTGCACTTGCTGCAGAGAAGGCTGCTTCTGCTAAGGCACTTGCTGATGCTAAGACTGCTTCAGATGCAGTTGTCCTTGCTAAGGATGCAACAATCGCTAAGTTAACAGCAGATAACGCTGCTGCACTTAAGTCAATCAAGGATGCTTTCAATGCACTTGCAAAGAAGTGGAATGCAAAGAATCCAAAGGCTAAGGTTACTTACGTTAAGTAATTAGTCCAACAACTAGGGGAGCCATTAATTTGGCTCCCTTTTTTGTTATATTATTATGTCTAACTGAATAATTTGATATAATAGGCAAGAGGAGAGTCCACCACTTGAATAAACTCTTGCGTATGTTAACTGTTACACTTTTATCTTTTGGATGGCTAATTATGGCTCCAACAGAGGCTCATTCTGACGACCCTTTAACTGTAGCAGCCCAAGAAATACAGGAACTTAATGATAGTGTAGACGACCTTGGATACCAAGATGACTTTGTAGATCTTATAGATATAGCGGAAAACAAGTTTGCCTATGCCAAAAATGCGATGGAACTTAAAGATGACTCCTATGATGCCTACGATAATGCAGTAGAGGCAGAAGCCACAGCCTTAGAAGCAAAGAACCTTGCCCAGTCAAATGTAGATGGACAAACAGCAACTGTAGCCCTTGCCCTTGAGCATAAGGACGATGCCCTTGAAGAGAAGAATGATGCACAGGATGCACTTGTCATAGCCAACATTAACCTTCAAACCACAAGAGCAAATGTTGAAAGTGCTGGAGGAGCAGGACTTCAGTTTACTGCATATAACCTATTAAGAAACGGAAGCGTAGCAGTTCCAGGCTCCATTGTATGTACTGGAACATGGAACTCAAGTTCTATGCAACTTCCAGTATGTGGTAGATATGAAAATATTATAGTTAAATTTACTGGACAGATTACAGTCCCTTCATGGTTTACACAAACCTATTTTGCAGGATCCACAGACGATGGTTTTAGAATGTATGTTGATGGACAACTTGCTGTCAATAACTGGGTAGAACAAGGTGTTACCTGGAGCGAATACTCCCCAGTGTATGATGTTAGTGAAGACAAAACTTTAGATGTAGAGATTTGGTGGTACAACGGCGGAGGCCCAGGATCCTATCATCTTGGATGGGGAATTCCTGGAGGTTGGACTGGAGCAGGTTGTGACTATGCTGGAAATCCAAGAGTATGGGGAGAAAACTTTAGTTGTAATCTTAATACATTTTCCTCTGGATCAGGACCAACTCAAGAACAGATAAATGCATATAGCGATGCCATTGCAGCAAGGGCTATAGCACAAACAAACTATAACAATAAGTTGGCAGTATACAATGACAAACTAAGTATTTATAACTCTGAGAACTCAACACTTTCATCAATGAATCAGGTTTTACAAACTAAGACACAAGAACATCTTGATGCCGTTGCAGATACAGAAGATGCTTTAGAGTTAAAGAATAGCAGAATAGAAATATACAATCAGTCAGTCGCTGACTTAAATAATGCTATTAATGATGCATGGGAATATTACTACGAGCAAGCACAGAGAGAACTTAATGCTGCCATTGCTCAAGCAGCAGCAAATGCTGCAGCCAATCAGCCTACCCCAGAACCCACACCAGAACCTTCTCCAGAACCAACTGAAGAACCAACAGATGAGCCAAGTCCAGAACCCTCACCAGATCCAACTGATGAGCCAACTGAAGAACCTACACCTGATCCTACTCCAGAACCTTCTCCAGAGCCTACAGTAGACCCTACAGAGGAGCCTACACCTGAACCTACCCCAGAAGTTACCCCAGATCCAGAACCAACTGAAGAGCCAGTTGTAGAACCAACTGAAGAGCCTACACCAGAGCCATCACCAGAACCTGGACCAGATCCAGAACCTGAAGAGAACCCTTGGACTGAGCCAGATGTAGAAATTACTGATGAGGTTTTAGCAGCACTTATTCCTGAAAAAGGAACTGGAACTTCAGAGGATCTATCTGGAGTTATTGCTAACCTTACAAGCAAGGATAATAAGTTAGTTAAACTATCCCCTGAACAAATCACAGCAGTTAGTCAAACACTTAGAGCATTAACCCAAGAAGCAAAGGCAGAGGTTGCAGAAGATCTTGGTATCAAGGCTTCAGAAGTTGCACAGATTGCTGAGCAGATGAAGTCTAACCCAGCACTTGCAGAAGCATTCGTTGAGTTCACAGACAGAGCAGAAACTGCAGGGGAGACACCAATGCCATTTACATTAGCAGATGCAGTAACAGAAGTACAAACAGAAGCATTCTTAGCAGACCCACTTGGAGCAGTATTTGCGGTGGACCCAGTAGAACTCCTATCTAATTTCTCTGAGTTAGGTATGGATATGACAGACGACCAGAGAGAAAAAGCACAAGAAGTAATTGTCCCAGTAATCATCGTATCACAAATTGCAGGGGCAGTCATAAGGAGGAACAAATGAAGATAATCAAAAAAGCCTTTAATCTCGTAGGTAAAATACTAAAGGGATTAATTAAATGGTTTAAAGATGCAGGAATGGAATTAATTGCACAAGCATTCACCCTCCTTGGCTTCTTTATCGCATGGCTTACATTAACAGGATCAGCCAGAGATATTGTTGGTATTGCAGTACTTGCAACCACAGTTATTTGGTTGATTACAATTCCACTAAGAAAGGAAAAATAAAATGGCAACTAAAAAGGTAATAGTAGAACCCCCAAAGAAAGAACACCCACAAAAAGCAATCACTAATATTCTTATGAGAATTTTAGCGGTATTTGCAGCATCAGGATTATCAGTTCTAGGAGCAGGAGCAGTAGTAGGTATTGACACTATGCAGGCTGTATTCTTAGCAGGACTATTAGGTGTAGCAACAGTAATAGAAAGACTGGCTAGGGCTTTTTTGGACGATGGAAAACTCACATTGGCAGAAATCAATGATGCGTTTAAATCAGTAGATAAAAAGGCTAATTAGTCATATTTTAGACCTTGCTTGACAGCCCTTCCTGGGCAATGGTATACTTAAATATACCTAATCTGGGAGGGGTTTTGTCATGACCTGTATTGCTGTAGTTCGCCATGAAGATAAAGTTTACATGGCTGGAGATCGTGGAGCATCAGATGATGGTACTATTCTAGCACTTGAAGCACCAAAGGTTTGGAAGGTAGGCCCTTATCTTATTGGGTATGCAGGTGCAATGGACGGAGAAAGAATCCGTTATAACTTTAAGCCATCTGCTCCCAATATTAAAGACACAGATAGATTTATGCAGACAAGGTTTGTTAAAGAATTAAAAGAATTTTATAATGAGTTTTGGGTAGATACATCTAAAGATGGAGACCTTGGATTAATCATCTGTGTTCGTGGACAAATTTATGAACATAGTTCTGCAGACATGTCTTTATCTAAATATACACTGCCATATTTAGCCATGGGCTCTGGAGCAGAGTATGCCTATGGTGTTTTATATGCAACAGATAAGCAAAAAAATGCAAGGAATAGAGTTATTCAAGCAGTAAATGCTGCAATTAAATTTAATCCATCATGTATGGGCCCAGTTGACGTAGTAAGCCTTTAGGAGTATACTTATAATATGTCTGAAGAATGGGAAGAAATTTTAAATAATATGCAAGACAAAGACTCCGACTACAAAGAGTTTGAGATTTGGCTTGAAAACGGAATTGAACGGGGATGGGTAACTGAACCGTTTTGTAATACTCATGAGGGTGATCCCTATATGAATGAAGAAGAACAGAAAGAGTGGGAAGAGGGCGGAGACCCTTGCCAAGTAGTAATTAAAATTAAAGAAAACTAACAAGGAGAAACATGAAGAAAATAAATAAAATATCGTCAATTGTAATTGCATTTCTTTTTTTATCTGCAACATACTCTCATGCAGAAGAACCAACTATCTATAGATACGTACAATTAAAAGATGGCGTTGTTTTTGCATATGTTGAAAGTACAAAAGAAGTAGCAAATTCTATTTTGCTTCCAGCAGACTTAACCTGGGAAGATGTAAAACGAAAAAAGTATGAAAATGGTACTTTTGTAGATGCTACAATAATTAAAACAGTAACTGAACTTGTTGACAAGAAAGTTGCTCAAACAAGTACAACGGTTTTTGCAAGTGACGCAAAAGGAGATGTAGTTTCTTCAGATGTTCAATTAGGTTGGCATAAAAATAATAGTGGAACATATACTAACTCTATCCCACAACCATCTGAACCACCTGCTGGTTCTTTTAATAGAACAACTATTGAAACTACTGGTCAACAGGTAGTAACAGTTTTAGTTAATATTGTAGGCACAGAGCCAGTGGACAGTGCTACTGCTACTGTTAGTGATAGTGCTACTGCTACCAACTTTACGGGCGCTGCAACAATATCTGTTAATGAAAAATCAACTCATGAAATAACTACTCATGTCCAATCAAATGGACTAAAAGTTACAGAATTTGTAGAGGAAACAGAAACAGCCTCTTTTGATGCTCCTAAAACCATTGAAGAAGTTGAGTTATCTATTAGTGATAAGCCAATGCTTAAAAGATATTTAACTACGTTATTTAGACTACTTAATGGTTGGCTTTTAATTCCAACAACTATATAAAAATAAGTTAAGTGGTTTTGGTCTGTAACTCAGTTGGTAGAGTGCCGAACTGTTAATTCGGAAGTCGCAGGATCGTAGCCTGCCAGACCAGCAAAAGCGAGTGTTGCATAATGGTAGTGCTTCTGCCTTCCAAGCAGATGGTGCCAGTTCAATTCTGGTCACTCGCTCCAAGGCCCTATCTTCTAGTGGTTAGGATACCAGGCTTTCATCTTGGTGAGCAGAGTTCAATTCTCTGTAGGGCTACTAAAAGTTTGATATAATATATAAGTACCTGCCGATTGGGGGTACATTAACTTATTCGCTTGAAAGGGGAATAAAATGGTAGTAACAAATGCAATGGATCTATTTAATGATCCTTTTTTTATTGGCTTCAACAGAGAGTTAAGCCGTTTGAATACAGCACATAAAACAAACTCGCAGTCCTACCCACCGTATGATCTTCTTAAACTAGACGAAGATACATATCAGATCTCACTGGCAATTGCTGGTTTTTCAAAAGGTGATATTGATGTTTCAGTAGATAATGGAACACTAATTATCAAGGGTGAGATTGTAGAAGTAACAGATGCAGAGGTAGTCCACAAGGGTATCGCAGGAAGAAAGTTCGTAAGATCTTTTGCACTGGGAGAATACATGGAAGTAACTTCCGCAGAACTAAAGGACGGTATGCTACATATTCATGTAGTACGCATTGTCCCAGAAGACAAAAAGCCAAAATCTATTAAAATCAAGTAGTACAATATAAAAGTCCCTACACAGGACCTTAGTGATGGATTAGTTACCCATTGGATAGAGACCGTGGCGCAAGTCAGGTGAATTGCCTGTGTAGGGCTTAATATTTAGCGGTATAATAATGTTAATGACTGGCAAAGAGTTAGCATATTATAATAAGCAAGAGTTAAAAAGACTACTTGCAAATATAAAAGAAAAATCTGGCTGTGTTGACTGTGGAATTAATAATCACATACTTCTAGATTTTGATCACATAAGAGATAAAAAATATAATATATCAAGAATGATTCATGATGGATTTTCTTGGAAGGCTATTAAAAAAGAGATTGAAAAATGTGAAGTAGTCTGTGCTAATTGTCATAGAATAAGGACACATCGTAGATTGACATCAAAAGCCTCATAATGATATAATAGAGTATAAACCTAAGAGGGGGAATCATGGCAACAAAAGGAAGTTTAGAAGCAATCATTGAGGTTGCAAAGAAAGAATTAGGGACTATTGAAGGTCCTAAAGACAATGAAACTAAGTACGGAGCATGGATGAAGGTTAACTTCCAACCATGGTGCCAATCTTTTGTTTCTTGGTGCGCTATGACTGCTGGGGTTGCAAAGTTCCCAAAGTCTGCTTCAACAGTAGCAGCATCAGATCAGTTTAAAAAAGAAGGTCGTTGGTCAGATGCACGTAACGATGATCCGATGCCAGGAGACTGGATTTATTTTGATTTTCCAGATGATGGTGTAAATCGTATTTCACATGTTGGTCTTTGCATTAAGAACAATGGCGATGGAACAATTCAGGTTATTGAAGGAAACACTTCAGGAACTGCAAAGGGAGATCAACGCAATGGCGGAATGTGTGTTGAGAAAACTCGTGGTTATGTAAAGAACAACAAGAAGAAGTTACTTAATGCTGTTGTTGGCTGGGGTCGTCCAGTTTATTCTGGTGAAGAAAATGTACCATTACTAAACAAAGTAGCAGCATCAGCAACACCTGTTAAAACTACATCTCCAGATGCTGCTAAAAAGTCTTCAACAGGTCAAAATATCAAGAAGCCTTCTAGCGGTGGCAAAGGAAATCAGGTTAAGTAATTGCCCGTTTATGAATATAAATGCACTGGAACTTGTCAGGGTATTATAATTAAACAAAGATCTATTAAAGAAAACGATCCAGGGTATGAGTGTGAAACTTGCACTCTACCACTGGAACGTGTATACTCTAATGTAACGGCAGTATTCAACGGTAGTGGTTTCTATTCCACTGATAACAGAAAGTAGTAGTATAATGTTTACGATGATTAAAGATGAAGTAAAACAAGAATGGCAATTATCACCTCATGATAGATGTGACAGATGTAGTGCTGAAGCACTTGTAAAAGTCACTGGACTAAGTGGAGAATTGCTATTTTGTGGTCATCACTATAATAAGGTTATGGATAATCCTGAAGGATATAAAAAGATGATATCTTTTGCAATAACAGTTCTTGATGAAAGACATAAACTTATTGAAGACAAATCAAAAGAAGCGCCACACGCATGATTATTCAAATTATTGGCCTGCCAGGTTCTGGTAAAACAGAATTAGCAAAAGCCCTTAAAGAACGTATCAATGCTATACATCTTAATGCAGATGAAGTTCGTGCAACAGTAAACTCTGACTTAGGTTTTGCACCTGAAGATAGAATTGAACAAGCAAGACGCATGGGTGAAATGGCAAGACTAATCTCTAAGCAAGGGGTTGCACCAGTAATCGTTGATTTTGTTTGTCCAACAGATCTAACTCGTGCAGCATTTGGCAAGCCAGACATTTTGGTTTTTATGGATACAATTGCCGAAGGCAGATTTGAAGATACTAACAAAATGTTTGAACGCCCAGATAGTGCAGATGTATCATTCATTAGTCACAACTTAGATGCAGAAGCAAAGGCATCTCATATCATTAATAAGTTTGGCTTGCATGATTGGTCTGCACCTACAACACTCATGTTGGGTAGGTACCAACCATGGCACGAAGGCCACCACGCCCTTTATAAAGAGGCAGGTAAGAGAACTGACCAAGTACTTCTTGGAGTCCGTAACACCTATAATACAAGCGAAAAGGATCCCCTTAAGTTTGATCAGGTAAAAGAATATATTGCCAAAGATGAATTTATGGATGGCGCATTAGTATTAAGACTACCTAACATTACCAACATTGTTTATGGTCGTGATGTAGGATATAAGATTGAGCAGGTAGATTTGGGGGCAGACATTCATGCTATTTCGGCTACGCAAAAACGTAAAGAGATGGGTATCTAAAGTGTGGAACTTTGTAACTAAGCCTAACAATATTGAGTGGCCGTCATGAATGTAACCAAACAAAGATCAGCACTAAAAGCAATTACCTGGCGTGTCATTGGAACAGCAGATACCTTTGTTATCTCTTGGGCCATAACCAAAGAGCCAGTAACAGCAGGGGCTATTGCAAGTTTCGAGGTATTTACAAAAACAATTCTTTATTACTTCCATGAGCGTGGTTGGAATAAAGTTAAGTGGGGGAGAAAATAATGTATGAATACTATGTAAGAAAAGTAGAGAATGTCGTAGATGGAGATACCATTGATGTTCTTATTGATTTAGGGTTTGATATCCTATTTGCATCTCGTGTTAGACTGGCTGGTATTGACACCCCTGAGTCCCGCACTAAGGACCTTGCTGAGAAGGCTCTAGGCCTAGAAGCCAAAGAATATCTAAAGAAGTCTCTAAAGGATGCCAAGTCTGTTGTGATCAAGACTGAAAAGATGGACTCATCAGAAAAGTATGGTCGCATTTTAGGCTGGGTATATGTAGATGGTAATACAATATCTCTTAATGACATGATGATTAATGATGGATATGCTTGGGGTTATCTTGGAGATACTAAGGTTAAAGATTTTGCAGCACTTAAAAAGGCTAGGAATAAGTCTGGCAAGTGAATATTGATATAAAAGAGTTTAAATACTACACAAATGGATAATAACTATAAAACATTTTATCACTTGCAAATAGCAAAATGTGGTGGAACTTATTTAAATAATATAGTTATAAACCAAATATCTAATATATTAGTAAATAATAACATAGGAGTTATAGATGGAGAACTTCACCTTGGTTGGCAAGAAAAAGAAAAAACTTACACAGTGTCGTGTCTTAGAGATCCAGTTAAAAGAACTGTAAGTCATTATGCATACAATTATCTAAATTTACCTTATAGTGATAATGAAAATACTTCATCGTTTATTAGTTGGGTAAAAAAGTATGAAAAGTTTATATCTAATTATCAAGTTAAAAATTTTCTATATACACGTAATATTAGTTTGTTAAAAAGTTCTCCAAACATTTTTGTTCCAGAACAAAACAAAAAATTTATGTTAGTAGAACTAGATAAAACTTTTGCAATGAAAAAAATTAGCAAAACAAATATTTTATTAAAAGATACTCAATTAAACTATAAAACATGTGAAAATATTGGTAAAAAAATATTAAAAGATTTTAACATTATTGACAACATAAAAATAAATAAAAACAAAGAGCATGACCATAATATAAATAAACTTTCTTTACAAATTTATAATAATTTAACAAAAAAAGAAATTGACTATTTATATGAAATAAATAGTTTAGATTCTGAAATATACTTTTCAGAAGAATTATACTTTAAAGATAATGATTAATACAGGGGGTATATTATGAATGCAAAAAGTCAAGCACTTCTTGATCATTTAATTAATCAAGGTGCTATTCAAATATCAGATATTGATTCTAGTGGAGAACTTACTTATTCAATTACTGATAAACTAAAAGAAGTTCATCCAGAACTATATATGGAACTTAAAAATGAGTTTGAGTATAATATGTTTGAGATGATTGAGGCTGGACCAAAAGTAATGACTTGGAAGATAAGGACAAACTAAATGAATACTATTTTATATTTTACAGCAGACTGGTGCAATCCTTGCCAAAGAACAAAACCATTTGCTGAAGAGTTAATCCGTGATGGGGCTAATATTAAGTTTATTGATGCAGATTCAGAGATGGAAATGGTTAAAAACTTTAAGATTCTATCAGTTCCTACATATATTGTATTAAAAGATGGAGAAGAGGTTCATCGTGCAAACGGAGCAAAGACAAAAGAACAGTTGCAGGATTTAGTTAATTATGGATAATAATGAAGATGAACTAATAAAAAATTTAATACTTGAAGGTGCCTTAGAGGTTGCTGGAGTAGACTCTGAAAGTGGTGAATTTTTATATAGTGTTACTCCAAAAATGCAAGAGATCATGCCAGATATGTATGAAGACCATATAACCCAGGTTAATAGGGATATCCTAAACCTATGGGAAAAAGGTTATGTAAATGTTGATTTTTTAAGCACAAATCCAATGGTTACAATATCTAGAAAGGGTCTTGATAAGACTGAGATTTCTAAACTTACTAAGCCAGAAATCTGGGCACTAGAAGAAGTCAAAAGACTACTAAAGAACTAAAGTCTGATATAATCGGTATATGATAAAAGAAGGCGACTTTGTTATGGGCATGACATCTGAGGGTGTTATGCATGGCGTTGTAGAGCACATTATGGTTGAGGGTGGAACTCTAGGGACTCCTGGATCTGAGTATGCTCTTGAGTCAATGCCGCCAGAAAACCCAGCAATGTCTGTAAGAATTTACGAAGAAGAAGATGGCAAGTGGGAACCAACAGCGTATAGCATTGGAATGATGTATAAAGATGCAAAGATTGCAGACATAAACAATCATAACATGCAAGAGGATAGCGAAGAAATGGATTCAGAGGTTGCAATGGCAATGTATGATTCATCAATTGGAAAATCAGAAGAAATGGAAGATGGAATGGAAAAAGCAAAAAAGCCTAACTATGGTGAAATGATTCAGCCACGTCGTGGAGGATCAACACCTTCTAATCCAAAACTTTATGCAAGAGTTGTTCAAGCAGCAAAAGATAAGTTTGATGTATATCCTTCTGCAGTTGCAAACTCTTGGGTTGTTCAAGAATATAAGCGTCGTGGTGGAACATATAAGTCTGAAAAAGAAATATCATCAGATAACTTTTGGAACGGATTTTTAAAATAATGCCAAAGAAAAAATCACAATCATTTAATGCAACACAAATTAAAGACGGAAAGATTGTACGCATGAATAAAAACGGTACAGTTAAATCTATTATTGGTCCATATGAAGTAAAGCATCCAAAGAAACAGGAAACAAAGTGAATATGAAAGATAAACTAATGTGGGTAATTACCCTGGGTATTTTAGGATTTATTGGTCTTGTGGTTATTGGAGAGTATTCTTCAATGTTATTACAGCAATCAGCATCAGGTGAAAAGTTTGGCACAAACGAAGATGCAATTGCCTTAGTTCAAAATGCTTTAGTAGGCTTGATTGGAATAATTGGCGGATATTTCGCTGGGAAATCGGAGAAAGAATAATGGCTGACAAAAACGGAGACGGAATTGTTTACCACCGCTCAGACTGCGGTGAGGGTAACGTTAGATTTTACTATGAAGGTGGAGACAGTTGGATAGGCGGTTCCGCTTGTGGTACTTGGGGGCTGACTGATAAAGCAAGACAATATATTCACGATCACCCTGAAATAAATCATAGAATTGAAGATGTAGTAGGACGTGAGTGGGAAGAAGAAGTTGCGCCAGCAATTATTGATATTGGAAAAAAAATAGAAGATGGACTTAAAGAAGGTTATCAAGTAGTAGAAGCAGGCGTAATAGATGCGTATAACTGGGTGGACGCAAACGCTTGCAACTTAGCAGTAACCGCAGCGATCTCCGCAGGAGTTGTTGCCCTATTTACACCAGCACAACCTGAAGGTGCTGCAACATCAACTACTTTATCTGTTATGGCACAACCAGTTCTTTGGGCTACAGACAAGGCAGTAAAAGTAGCCGTGGTAGCGGGAATGAGTACAGTTATAAAAGATGCGTTTTTGCTCATACCAGAAGTTGCAAACAGCATTGACGAGACTTTGCTATACAACATAATTTCAAACTGTTTGGCTGTAAGCCTAGATTCAGCAGCATTATGGGCAACACCAGCAGGTGTTGGTATTGCAATTGCAGCAGCATTTGCACCTGTAATCGCAGATTTAATATGCAAAAAGACCTGTCCTGAAGGCTTTACAAAGGCTTTTGGTGCGTAATGGCAGACACATACTCACCTAATGCAGGCATGAAGGCTGCTGCTCGTCGTGCGTTGAAGTGGAAAGAAGATGGTAAGGCTACTGGTGCAGGGACCCCTGTAGGTTGGGGCAGGGCAACAGATATTGTTAATGGTGCATCTATGTCTCTTGATACTGTTAAGAGAATGTACTCTTTCTTTTCTCGTCATGAAGTAGATAAAAAGGGTAAAGGGTTTTTTGATGGTCCAGAGTTTCCATCTAATGGAAGAATTATGTGGGATGCTTGGGGTGGAGATGCAGGGTTTGCATGGAGTCGTGCAATCGTTGAGCGTGAAAAAAGTAAGACAGAAAAGGTTTGGCAAGGAAGTCCATTTAGTTTAAAGGGGGAATAAGCATGGAAGATTTAACTATTGATGAACTAAGACAGTTACTAACATTTTATAAGCAGAGAGCATCAGATGTAGAATTTACATTGTTGCAGACGCAAATAAAACTAAATAAGTTTATGTCTGCTCAATTAGTTGCAGATCAAAATGTTTCAAAAAAAGAAACAACAGAAAAAACAACTAAATAAATAGGAGAAAAAATGCAGGCTGTTATAGTTATTGGCTTGACATTGATCTCTTTTTCATCTATACTTATAGTAATGAATAAAAAAAGAAAGAAGTCTTTTAATAAAGTACTATATCGTCAAAGCGATATGCATAATATATTAAAAGATTTTTTCTTTAAAGATATTTTTGATGACAAAGTTGTTACATCTCAATCCAAGATTTGGAGAGATAAACAAACAACAAGAGTCGTCATAATAGATCAAAAAGCATATTGGGTATCAAATAACATGTTCTATGTTGGAGATACAGTAGAGGGAAAGGTTAGACCAGAAACTGGTAGGCCTTTAGACACAACCAAGATGTCAAAAAGAGAAGTAGATAAGATGTTATTCATCCTGGATAACTTAAAGAATGGGAAACTAAATGATAGTGGCAGTACAGGGAACTAATGAGTTTGATGATTACAATCTATTCCTTCGTGCTATAAGTGTTGCCTTATCTGGAATGAAAGAAGAAGAAAAAGATTTTATAATCTATTCTGTTGGTCCAACAAGGGTCAACTCTTTTGTTTCAGAGTTTTCAAACCTTTCAGAAAGAGGAATGAAAGCAAGGGGTCGTAAGATAAAGTTTTATAAGGTTCCAGAAAGTTGGGTACATGACAATATGGAAAACATAAACTATTTTGCATTTCTTAGCAAACCAAAAGAGCCAGTATCAAAATTAACAACTTTTGCAGAATCAAAAAATGTAGAAGTAGGAATCTTCCGTTACTAAAAGAAAGAATACAATGATAATTAATTCGTTAGCACATATGGAAAAAATTGTTTCAAAAAATAAAGAACTTGACTGGGTAGGCTGGGATGTAGTTGAGCGTAAGCGCTCTGATCTTGCTAGAACATCTCCAAGTGGAGTACGTGTAAAAAATGCCTGGTACTTACAAAAAACTTTTAACCTTAATCGTAATGGTTGGGACATTCCAAACAAATACGGTCAGTAAATGAAGCAGCATTTATGGAAAGATGAAGCAGCATGTCTTGGTCTTGATACCAATATATTCTTTGATAAGTATGAAGAAGATGTTAACACTCGTCCAATAGTAGACTCAATATGTCAAAGGTGTCCTGTATCAAAGGTTTGTTTTGCCAACGGAGTATCTGGTAAAGAATATGGTGTTTGGGGCGGTGTATTTCTTGAACTTGGAAATATATCTAGAGAGTTTAACAAACATAAAAGTAAACAAGACTGGGCCAACACCTGGCAAGCATTGACGATGGAGAAATATGAAAAAAATAAAAATACAGCCAAATGAAGAGTATGCAGATTCATTTTTTAACATTGTTCCTTCATCTGAATTTATTCCAGACTGGTATAGACTTGCAAAAGGTAAGGTAGGTGGCATAAAAATAGAGTTGGATCCTGGTAGTCCCATGGGGACTACATCTACTTTTAAAAAATGTACTCCCTTTTTTGATGCAATGACTTCAGGGTATACTATTTTTTTAACTGCAGATGTTGAAGTTTTTGAAAATGATAATGGAGATCCAAGGATTCATTGGAGAACTGATAGAGAAATTATTACAGAACATTCATCTAGTCAATGGGAAGGCTTACCAGTTCCAGAAGGATACAGGACTTTAGTTTTAAAATGGCATAATCAGTTTATCTTAAAGGTTCCAAGTGGATATTCTTTATTATTTTTAAATCCAATAAATCGTTTTGATCTTCCATTTCAAACAATAACTGGAATTGTAGATTGTGATAACTGGGATGGACCAGTGCATTTTCCATTTTTTATAAAGAAAAGTTTTACTGGAATTATCCCTAAAGGCACTCCAATAACACAAATTTTGCCAATTAAAAGAGATAGTTGGAGAAGAGAACATAAAAAATTTGATAAAGATTTTGCAGTAATTACAAAGGAAAAGTTTTTATCAACAATTAAAAGATCATACAAGAATAATTACTGGATAAGAAAAGAATATAAATAAATGTATACAGATCAGATGCGTAGAGCGTTTCATTCTATTGTGCCTCCAAAAGGATTTAATTTAGAGTTAATTGATAATGAGCATTTTATTACAGTTAAACTAAACGAATACGTTTTTGCAAACATGGTTCATGATGACAAGATACAGGCTTTACAATATGTGTTAAATGTTAAAAAAGCATTAGAAATGGAAGGCGCAATTGTTTTGGTTACAAGAGAGGCAATAAAATGAGAATTTTTATATCTATTGCCTCTTATCGTGATCCAGAACTTCAGTGGACAATTAAAAGCGCTATTGAAAACTCTAATAATCCAGATAATTTGTATTTTGGGATTGTTCATCAAGGACTTGATTCAGAAATTTTTAACTATGAAGAAATAAAGAATATTTCTGTAACAAGGATGCATCCAAAAGAAGCAAGAGGTGCAGGGTATGCAAGAGCAAAAGCGATGGAACTATATGATGGTCAGGAGTATTTTCTTCAAATTGATTCACATACAAGGTTTGTTCCTGGTTGGGACTCACTATCTATTGATCAGTTAAATAGGGCTAAAAATATTTCTGGTCATAGTCGTGTAATTTTGTCATATTTCCCAGCACCCTTTGAGCCTGAAAGAAATGGAGGAATGTTTTTAATTAAAAATAATCCAAAGATAAAGCCATACCCTACTAAACAAAAAATATGTTTAAATAAAAGAAAGCAATGGACAGCAGAAAGATTTGAGTTTAGTAATAAACTAAAAGAAGATCCAGAGTTATCTGAGACAGTTCTTGGTGGCTTTATGTTTTCTGATGGTTCAATAGTTAGCGAAGTTCCTTATGATCCAGAGATTAGTTTTTTTGGTGAAGAGATATGTTTTGCTATGAGATCTTGGACTAGGGGTTGGGACATATATTCTCCTTCAAAAAATATTGTTTATCACTTTTATTCTCGTGGTGGATATAGCAAAATTTGGAAAGATAGAAACCTTCGTGGTTTGTCTTGGAAAGAGTTAGAAGAAATATCATATGCTAAACAAAAAAGAATTCTTTGTGGCGAAGAAACAGGTACATTTGGAGCAGGATCTGTAAGAAGTCTTCAAGAGTATGAAATGTTTACCAATACTAACTTTAAAGACTTTTATAGTTTGACAAATCCTCAACGTTAGGATATAATTGAATCATGTGGAGTGGTGATATGAAAGATATTTTTATTGTTGTTTTTGCAACATTGTCAGTTTGCTTTGCAGCATCATATATTTTAGTCTTAAGGCAGTCTATTAAACTTAAAAGGGATGTCTCAAAACTTTTTATTGAAAAAACTTTACTTCAGGAGTATGTTGATATAACAAAATCTACAAAAATAAAAGAAGATTCAGATGATTCAATACATAAAGAAAACTTTATAAAGTTCCTTTCTGATTCTAGACTATGGGCATTTGAATATATTGAAAGTGTTCAAAAAGGATTAACTAAATTTATTAATGATGTTGATGCAGATGTATCATACTTTGATGAGTATGGAGAAGCATTATCTATGTCAAGACCAGACTATCCATTTATGAAAAATATTTCAAAAGCATATAAAGAATTAAAAAAACTTTTACCAGAGGATAACAAAGATGAAAAATAAAATTCTTAATTTTATTCCAGGAAGCAAAAATGCCGAAATACTTATTCCATCTCCAGAAATATCAAAAAAATATATACCAAAATGGTTTAAAGATATGCCATCCGTTCTTGCATCTTTTGACAATACAAAAATAGAGGGGACGGCAAAAAAATGTATGCCATTTATTGATTCGTTAACATCTGGGTATATACAAGAATTGCCATGTGATGTAGAAATTAAAAATCATGGTATAGATCAAAATGGAGATGACATAATAACCTATAAATGGGGTGGAGAGGTTAAGCCATTATCAACAAGACGAGAAGATACAAACTCAAGAAATGTTTTTCCAAAGTTTGAAGGATACTACAATGTAGAGTTTCATTGGATAACTAACTGGGAACCACAAACTCCAATTGGTTACAGCACTATGTATCATCATCCGTCAAATAGACTTGATCTTCCATTCCATACAATGACTGGAATTATAGATACAGATAAGTGGTCAATAACTGGTCCATTACCATTTTTGATTAAAAAAGGATTTGAGGGAATTATTCCAGCAGGAACCCCAATATATCAAATAACTCTTATAAAAAGAGAAAATTGGACATCTAAAAAAATAAAATATAATGAAGAGTTTCAAAAAAAACATTTTTATAACATAAAAAAACTATTAAATGGCGGTGGTTACAAAAATTTTTATTGGACAAAAAAGGAGTATAGTTAAAGTGAAAGACATTTTTCTATCAACACTAACAGGTTTTGGATGTGGCATAGTATTTGCTGCATTCAAATTACCAGTACCAGCACCACCAGTTTTTGCGGGAGTCGCAGGAATTGTAGGGCTATGGGCTGGATATGCTATACTAATAAAGGTTCTATCCTAGGAGGAAAAATGAACACAGAACAACTAAAGGCACTACTTGCATCATACGGACGTTCAGTCCTTGCATCAGGCCTTGCACTATACATGGCAGGGGTCACAGATCCAAAGGAT